GACATGGTATTAGCTTTGTCCAGAGATTTACAATCAGAAAATAATATTGCACAAGTAAATGTATTGAAAAATAGATTTAGTGGTGAGACTGGTAAAGCATGTAGTCTTAGATATGATTTAGAAACTGGTTGTTTATCAGAAGTACAAGCGGAGACTGTTGATGACTTCTAATCTAACAATTAAAAAAAGAAAAAGAAAAGCAGAAAATGAAACTGTCTCTTGGACATTCTACGTTTTATCAGCAGTTAAAAAAGCTAAAGATAGTCCAACACCTGTAGTTATAGATGTGGCTAAAGAAAGTTCTGCTACATTAATACAAGATGCTCTTATGGCATTGGCTATGAATGGTGAAGACGCGGCATGGAACGTAGATATAAAACTACACAAACACGTACATTAATATGAAACTACCTACAATAAATAAAAAAGTATTAGACGCTAAATTTGTTTTATGTCATTGGGTTGATATAAACTCTGATGCTTCTTGGACTACTTTAGAAAAAGCTAGACAAAGTAAACCAACTATTTGTGTTAGTACAGGTTGGTTAATTAAAGAAGATAAAGATGTGCACATTCTTTGTGGTGATATTAACTTTGAAGATGATGGCACCTTAGCTGACGTGGGTAACGTAACAACAATTCCAAGTGTAAATATAATTAAAAAGAAAGTTATTAAAATATGAAATATATTTTTGATATAGAAACAGATGGTCTTTTTGATGTGTGTACTAAAATACATTGTCTTGTTTTAAAAGATGTAGATAACAATAAGATATTATCTTTGTCAGTTGACGAAGCATTAGATAAATTATCTAAAGCTGATGTTATTATTGGACACAATATTATTAAGTTTGATATTCCAGTTATTAAAAAATTATATCCCAACTTTAAAACTGAGGCAAAAATTTTTGATACACTTGTAGCAACAAGATTGTTGTTTCCAGATGTAAAAGAAAAAGATTTTCAACGTAAAGATTTTCCTAGAGATTGTATTGGAAGACACAGTTTAAAAGCTTGGGGTAATAGAATAGGAAACTATAAAGCTGAGTTTGATACTGATTGGAAAACATTTACACCTGAGATGTTAGAGTATTGTAAACAAGATGTGGAAGTAACTTACAATCTTTATAAAATGATTGAAGAAAAAACATACTCACAACAAGCTATGGATTTAGAACACAATGTAGCTCAATTAATTTACAATCAAGAAGTTTATGGTTTTACTTTTAATACTGAAAAAGCAAAAAGTCTTTACTCAGCATTAAATGGTAGAAGACATATGTTAGAAAGTGAATTGCAAGATTTATTTCCACCTGAAACAGAAAGAATACCTTTTATTCCTAAGGTTAATAATAAATCTAAAGGTTACATTAAAGGTAAAGTATTTTATAAAGAAAAAACTACTGTCTTTAATCCATCTAGCAGACAACACATTGCTAGTAGATTAATAAATAAATATAATTGGAAACCTAGTATTTACACTGATGATGGTACACCTAAATTAGATGAAACTATTTTAGAAAGTTTACCATATCCTGAAGCTGAAATATTATGTGAGCATTTTTTATTAGATAAAAGAATTGGTCAGTTAGCTACTGGCGCTCAAGCTTGGTTAAAGCATGAGAAGAATAATAAAATACATGGTACTTGCAATACTAATTCAACAGTAACTGCAAGAGCAACTCATTCTTATCCTAACATGGCACAGATACCTAGTGTATCAGTACCTTATGGTAAAGAATGTAGAGCATTATTTACGGTTCCAACTGGTAAAAAACTTGTAGGCATTGATGTCTCAGGTTTAGAAGTGAGAATGTTGGCTCACTATATGGCTAGGTATGATAATGGTAAATACGCTAAGGTTGTTTTAGATGGCGACATACACTCTGAAACACAAACGTTAGCCGGTTTAGATAGCCGAGACCTAGCCAAAAGATTTTACTACTGTTTTTTATATGGTGGTGGAGTAACAAAGATAGCTTCAGTAACTGGTAAGACTGTTCCTCAAGCATCTAAGATTAAGAAAAGGTTCTTAAATAATTTACCTGCATTAAGTAAATTAATTGAGGATGTACAACAAGCGGCTGAACGTGGTTACTTAACAGGTCTTGATAAAAGAAAAGTTAAAGTACGTTCTTCTCATGCCGCGCTAAATACTTTATTACAAAGTTCCGGCGCATTGGTTTGTAAACAATGGTTGGTAGAGTTTGACAAAGTAATAAAACAAATACCACATGCACAACAAGTTGTCTGGGTGCATGATGAAATACAAGTTGAGTGTCTTGAAAAAGATGCAGAGCAAGTTGGGCAACTGGCAGTAAAAGCAATCAAAGACACTGGTGAGTATTTTAATTTAAGACTACCGCTAACTGGTGAATATAAAATAGGAGACAACTGGAGTGAAACACACTAATAAAACATGGACTAAAGAATATGATTTAAAAGGTAATTTTAAATATTGTTTAGATAAAGGAAAAGAAGGTGAAAATTATATTAGAAGAATATTAAATGGTGAATATAAAATAGAAGCTAAAACTGATTTTTTATGTAAAGACACAGGTAATGTTTTTATAGAATTTAAAAGCAGGGGAAAAGAAAGTGGAATAAAAGTTACTACTGCTGACTTTTGGAGTTTTGTTTTACCTAGTAATGAAGATGATTTTCCAATTATAATATTTATACACTTAACTAAATTAAAAAAATTAATTGAAACTAAAAAATATAAAGTTGTAAATGGTGGGGATGCTATGACTTCAAAAGGTTATTTAATTCCAAAAGAAGATTTAATTCAATTAAACAATTAGGAGAAATATGATTAGAAAAAAAGTATTATTGATTGATGGTGATATTTTGTTATACAAAATTGCCATGAACAATGAAGTAGAAACACATTGGGGTGATGGATTATGGACATTACATTCTGATGCAAACATTTGTAAAGCAGATGTAGATTTAGTTATAGATGATTTAGGTGCTAGTTTAGAAGCTGATGATTATGTTGTTGCATTAACTGACAGCAAAAACTTTAGAAAAGATGTGTTGCCTACATACAAAGATAATAGAAAAGATAAAAGAAAACCATTAGCATTAAAAGAGTTAAGAGAATATGTTATTAAAAAACATAAAGGAGTTGTCTGGGATAATTTGGAAGCTGATGATGTTATGGGTATTATGGCAACAGAGCCTACAGAAGAAGAAAGAATAGTAGTTACAATTGACAAAGACTTAAAAACTGTACCATGTAATTTGTCTTCTGATGGTTTAAATGTTGAACGTATTCCAGAAAGATTAGCTGATTACTGGTTTATGATACAAACATTAACTGGTGATAAAGTTGATGGTTATGATGGTGTAGAAGGAATAGGTATTAAGACTGCTGAAAAACTTATCAAGAAGTATACTAACGTTCCCCTTTTAGACCTATGGAAAATTGTCAAAAAAATATATGTTGACAAAGGATATACTGAAGCTGAAGCATTACAACAAGCAAGAGTTGCACGTATACTTAGACACGGTGAATACAATAAGAAAACAGGGAAGGTAAAACTATGGACAATATAAAAAAACCTTTACATTATAACAAAGGTGCTATTGAACCTATAGATTATATAGTAGCAAACAATCTTACGTACTGCGAAGGTAATGTAGTTAAGTATATAACTAGGTGGCGTTTCAAAGGACATGGAATAGAAGATTTAAAAAAAGCTAAACAATACATAGACTTTATTATTGATAAAGAAGCACAACCTAAAGTCATGGAAACTAAAGATGCTTGAACATAAACATATTATAATTAGAGCAACTGTTAAAAAACCACCTGTGCAAGTAGATGTAATAAAACAATGGGTAAGAAATTTAGTTGAAAAATTAAACATGAAACCATTGGGTGATACAGTTGCTGTCTATGTAGACAAAGAAGGCAACAGAGGTTTGACTTGTTTGCAAGCTATTGAAACATCACACATAGCATTTCATTCTTGGGATGAAGACAAACCTGCTGTTGTTCAATTAGATGTATACACTTGCAGTCACTTAAATAAACAAACAGTATTTGATGCATTGGAAAAGTTTGAACCAATAGAAATTAATTACTTAACATTAGATAGAGAGAAATATTTAAATATAATACACATATGATAGATTACGAAAGAGATAATTTACTTACTGATTTTGGTAAGACCACATTAAAAGATAGATATTTATTACCAGAAGAAACTTCACCGCAAGAAGGATTTATGCGAGCGGCTAAAGCTTTTTCAGACAATGATGAAATGGCACAACGTATATATGATTATGCATCTAAACTTTGGTTTATGTATTCTACACCTGTGTTGTCTAATGCAGGTAGTAAAAGAGGCATGCCTATTTCATGCTTCTTAAATTATGTTGGTGATAGTAGAGAAGGATTAACAGGACATTACACAGAGAACGCTTGGCTTGCTTCTGTGGGTGGTGGTATTGGTGGTTACTGGGGACATGTAAGAAGTGATGGAACACAAACTTCTGGTGGCTCACAGTCTTCAGGTTCAATACCTTTTTTACACGTAGTTGACAGTGAGATACTTGCGTTCTCACAAGGTAAAACAAGACGTGGAAGTTATGCGGCGTACATGGATATATCACATCCAGAGATAATAGAATTTTTAGAAATGAGAAAACCTAGTGGTGGTGACATACATAGAAAATGTCTTAACCTTCATCATGGTGTAAATATTTCTGATGAGTTTATGCAGTTAATAGATAACTGTATTAAAGAACCTACGTATGATGACAGTTGGAATTTAATTGACCCACATACAAAAGCAGTAGTACGTACTGTATCAGCTAGAGATTTGTGGTTAAAAATATTAGAGACAAGAGTTGCCACTGGTGAGCCGTATGTTTCATTTATTGATACAGTTAATGAAGCATTGCCTGAAACACAAAAGAAATTAGGATTAAAAGTAAATCATTCTAATTTATGTACAGAGATAACACTTGCTACTGATGAAAACAGAACAGCAGTTTGTTGTCTATCTTCTGTTAATTTAGAAAAGTATGATGAATGGAAAAACAATAGTTTATTTATACCTGATTTAATTAGGTTCTTAGATAATGTGTTGCAATACTTTATTGATAAAGCACCTGATGAATTGTTTAGAGCTAAGTTTAGTGCAAACAATGAACGTAGTATTGGTTTAGGTGCTATGGGTTTCCATGCTTATTTACAATCAAGAGGAATACCTTTTGAAGGTGCACTTGCTAAATCATTAAACATGAAAATATTTAAAACAATTAAAGAGCAAGCTGTAGAAGAAAGTAAAAGACTAGCAGTTAAAAGAGGTGAAGCTCCAGACATGGAAAACACAGGTATGCGTAATGCACACTTGTTAGCTATTGCACCCAATGCTTCTAGTTCTATTATCTGTGGAACTACATCACCATCAATAGAACCATACAGAGCAAACGCGTATGTACAAAAAACTATGTCTGGTTCATTT